ATAATAGGAAATCCGGATGCTATATATGATATAGAAAAATTTTTAATTGATAACGATATCTATTATGACGAAATAAAAGAAAAGATTATTGCTGACTTGTATATAGATGATAGAGCAATAAGAGTTGACCCAGAAAATAATTATAAGTGAGAAGATATTTGAGATCAGGTCAATTTAATAAAAAGAAAGAAATAAAGCGAGGTCATATATGTTATTTTTGGATATGTCCAAAGATGTAAAAAATTATATGATTGGTTCTTATAAAAATATGTGTTTAATAGATATAATAGATGATTTTCAAAATTCAATTCAATGTAAATATCATGGTCGTCAATTAGAATATAATTTAAAACATATTATAGTAAATGAACTTATAAAACGAATTAAATATTATTCTTTTGATATTAAAGAATTTATAATATTAAACAATCATGTCTATCTGTTTTCTGTATATAAAAATATAGCAAATAAGAATTCCATTATATTAAGATTTTATTATGATTCTTTTAATATTTTATTAGAAGAATTTTGGCCTAATTTGGAGTTGTCATATAAAAAATATTACTGTAAGGTATAAAGGAGAAAAATATGGCTAGAAAATCAAAAGAGGAAGTAGAAAATCAAGAAGTTGACAGTTCGAAAAACACTCTAAAAAGTCTTCGCGATATTATAAGTAAAAAGCTTAAAGGTGCTCATGTATCTATTATGTCAGAGAGTGATATAGCTTCTAGAGATGATTATATCATGACACCATCTTATGATCTAAATAGAATATTAACCGGAGATTTGCTTAAGGGAATATATTCAAAAACATTGAATTTGATTGTTGGTCCGGAACATTCATTTAAAAGTTCATTTGCTGCATTATGTTTAGCAAATGCTCAAAGAGCTGGATATACAGTAATTGTTATCGATACAGAAGGTGCATGGGACTCTAAGTTTCTTTCAAGATGGGGTTTAGATCCAACTAAAGTTTTATATGTTTATACTCCATGGGTAGATGAAATAAAAACAGCATTAGCTAATATTCTTGAACAACCGGGAGAAAAATATGCAATTGCTCTTGACTCCGTTGGTGGTATAGAAAAACGTAAAGTAGTTGATGATGCTGTTGCTGGTGACCCAAAACAAGATCAAGGCGGCTTAGCAAAAGAAATCAAACCTTTAATGAAACTTTACAGCAATATAATCAAAGTAAAAAATAGCATTGGTATATTAACTGGGCATTATTATGGTTCACCTGGTTCATATGGCGGTGGTGATGAAATTGGTGGTGGTAAAGCAGTAAAATATATTCCAGATACTATTATCAGTCTTAGAAAGTCAAAAATTTATGATAATGAAAAAAATGTCATAGGAAATAAATTAACAGCAATTACACTTAAAAACAGATTATATCCTCCATTCAATGAAGGAACAATTGAAATTGACTTTATAAGTGGATTAAATAGATTTGCTGGATTAGCTGATTTAGCGGTTGAAGCGGGTATTATATCAAAAGGTGGAGCTGGTTGGTATACATGAATTAATAAAGAAACCGGTGAGGAATTGAAAGTTCAGGGTGAAGCAAAACTTGTAAAGTTATTTGAAGAGAATGAAACTGAACTAATTAAGGAATTAAATTCATTTATTGAAAAAACAGGATTTAGTACAATAAATGAAGAATTGAAACAGGCAGAAGCATTGATTGTAGATAAATCTAGTTTACCTGATTCTATTGATGAATAAAAAAAGGAGGGTTAAACCCTCCTTTTTTACATATTATTTTCCATTTCTGTTAATTTTTTATTAAGTTCTTCGGCTTCTCATTTAGACATATAACCTTTACAATTTTGTAGTCTTATTCATCATTTATTTTTATAACAATTTTCAGCTTTTACATCACCACCACAGGATTGTGTTAAACCTCTACATACTCCAGGTATTATATAATCTAAAATATTAAAGTTTCTATCATTGATAGCTTGTCCTATATGACTTATAATATCCTTAAAGAAATTTAATATTCCGGATTGAAAAAATGATTTTTGAATAAATAAACAATTTTCTGCATAAATGCTTCCGCCATTATGAGCTCAAGCTCCGAATCCTCTAACTGTAAAATAATCTTTGTGAGATCAATTTTCTATTTTACAGTTTTTCATATATAGAGATATTCCATCTTGTACTTCTGGACCGCGTCTTCCAAAATTTTTAATGACACAATTTTCTAGATAAACTGTACCATATTGAAGTGAATCAGGATCTCCACTTCCGGCAAAGAAAAGCTTTACCGAACATTTTTTATAACTGTATTATATATTTTACATGTTGGTTGCTGAACACAACTTAAAGCTTCGTCCTGTTCATCTAATTCGACATTTTTGAAATCTATAAGAACATTTTCAATTATTGCATCTTCCGTCATTACTCTTAGTCCATCACCTTTATCTTCAAATGGACTATATATTTTTTCATTTCGAATAACTCTTGTTGTCATGTTCTATATATTTTCTCTCTTAAAATAGTTTATCTCAAACATCAAATGTCATACTACGCACTTTATATTTAAATATATAATATTTATCACACTCTATATATACAGCTTTTGAATTTCTATTAAATGCTTCTTTTATATTTACTTTTTTGTAGTATTTTTTTACAAAGTGAGTAGCCAGATCAACACTTTTATCTTTTAATTTTGCTAGAACATCTTCAGGTTCTTGCTTTATTCCATACTTATCTAAAATATCTAACTTAAACCCAGGTTCTTCAGCAAATCAACCTTTTCTAAGCTCAATTTCGAAACCACCATCCTTCTGATATTCATTATTAATTGTAAGTGTTCCGTTACGACGTCTTAATACATACATATATACTACAAATAACTTAATTTTATCATCATTGTCTTTATAATACAAAGCAAGATCCTTTGAAATAAAAGTTTCATCATCTAAAAGAGGGCATATATACGTATTAAATTTACCAACAGGCAGTATTGCATATTTATAATTAGCATAAGTCTTTGCGACCTTTTTATTTACTGTGCATTCTAAACAATTATCATATAGTTTCGTATTAAAAACCTTTTTAAATCCACTATTAACAACATTAACAACATCCTGTATTGTTTTATAATTTATATGTTTTTCTTCTGATGTTTTAATTGGAGCAAATTTTTTAAGATTTGGAGCATACTCAAGACTAGAACTCTTAAATAACAAATCATTTTTATCTACTTGATTTAAAAATGGTTCATATTCTCTTTTAATTATCTCTACCTTTTTATCGAGATTCGTAGCTTCGTTCATTATTAAATATTCTTGAAATCTCATAATATAAAACCACCTTCTATTTTAATTTTATATAATTATGAGAAATTCTATTTTTAATTGAAAATAAATTAGGTCAAACATTATCTAATATGCCTTTTGAATATTCCAAAACATAATACTTATCACAATCTATCATTATTTCATTTTTGGATTCTATAGCTTTTTTAATATTCCCTTTAATATAATATGTTTTTATAAAATGTGCAGATAATTTATCAATTTTATCTTTTAATTTCACAAATATATCATTTATTTCTGGCTTAATATCATATTTCTCTAATACATCTAATAATTTATTTGCTTCTAATACAGGTAATATATTAAAATATCTTACAGAAGCTTGCAATGCATATGTATATGCAATAAATAAAGCTATATCATCATCTTTAGGTTTACTATTGAGTCCCGAAAATAAATCATGTATATATGGACTCCAATATGCTTCATATTTCCCAACAGGAAATACAATATATACATTACCATATATTTTCGTCTGATCTTTATTGCCTGAACAAAAAACACATTCCGAACGAGCTTTTGTATTATATACATGCTTAAATCCCAAATCAAATAAATTATGAACATGAATATTTGTATTTCGTGGAACTCGATTCTTATTAACCTTTATAGGAACAAATTTATTCGGAACATCATCAGATCATAAACCTCTATATAATATATGATCTTTATCAATATCATTTAAAAAGTCCGAACATTCCTTTTTTATTATTGATATCTTATCTGATATTGTCTCTTCATTTAAGTACGTATATAATCTCATAACAATCTCTTTTTATTTTTTATTTATTTTATATAGAAGCTATAAATAAAAATAAAAGTAAGGAAGTTAAGTAATGAGATTTTGAAGATATCTAAGTGAATATAAATATTTCAAATCATCTTCTGATAGAGATTTTCCATATTCTGAAAGAACTCCCGTTATTGTATTTAAACCGAATGAAGTTTATAAAAAAGTAGGTGAAACTCATGGAGAATTTTCACATTCAATAAAACATTTCAAAGAGTTCTTATCCAGCAAACAAGATTTTATTTTTAATTCATTTGAAAACATATTATCTAATAAAAATTATCATTATTATCTTGCAAAATTTAATAAACAGGGTAATATTGTTAGAATAATGGATACAGATTTTGATATTCGTCAAAAAACTACAATTGATATGTTATTAACAACTTTAGATCTTATTCAAGATAAAGTAATAAATAAAATCAAACTCATGGATGTTGAACAAGAGTTATATGATAAGATATATGATGTATTAAGAAACGAATATAATAAAGTAGCACATGATCTTATAGATAAAGCGATTTACTTAGATCAGAATGTTGAAACATTATATAAAAATTATATTGAATCTCCAAATGATGCTGAATTAAAGAAAGAAGTTGAAGAATTGAAAAGTAAGGTAAACTCTACCAAAATTATAAAATTTGAACATAATAGTAGAAACAGATTAACAACACTCGTTTATAATTTTAATGATTCAACATTAATTGTAATGGAAAGTCTTGGTAAAGTTGGATTAACAATGTATAAAATGATTAAAACACAAACCACAGTAGCAGATGCAAAAAATGCATTACTTAATAAGTATCCAGATATTAAAGATTGAATCGTATATTTCATGCCCTAATGAATTAAAAAAGTATTTACAGATATAGAACTCCTTGATAATATTAACGTATCAAGGAGTTCTATTATGTTTAAATGTATTATGTTTACTGATTTACATATGGGTGTTCATAATCATAACAACATCTGATTAGATGCATCTATTGTATTAGCTAATGAACTAAAAATGAAATGTCAAGAGAATGACATTGAAGATATTATATTTTTGGGAGATTTTTTTCATGATAGAAAAAGCATAAATTCTAATGTTTTATGATATGCAAATGAGTTTTTTGAGATATTATCAGATATTAAGATTCATATAATTATAGGAAATCATGATACATATCTTAAAAATTCATTGGAACCCCATTCGCTTAGATCATTTAATAAGTTTAGTAATGTCAATATAGTAGAAGATGTATGTAAATTGAATGAATATATATCATTGATTTCGTGAAACAAAGATTTTTCTAAATGTGATACACCATATATATGTGGACATTTTGACATTGCTGGATGTGAGATATCAAGTAATTTTACCGAAAGTAAGGAAACATTAAAAATATCTGATTTTAAAAAGTTCAAAGAAGTTTTTTCCGGTCATTTTCATAGTCCAAATAAAACTAAAAATATTTTTTATATAGGTTCTGTAATGCCATTTACATTTGCGGATGTTAACTCCCCAAGGGGTTATTATATAATGACATTTACAGATGAGTTAAATAAATCGTTTATTGAATTTACATCTTGTCCAAAATATGTATCTATAGATATTAATGAGGATATTAACAATTTCGATATTAATGGTAATATTATTAAATTAGTATATGATAAGGAGTTATCATTAAAAGATAATGAATTATTGATGTCTAGGATATGGAATAAAAAACCTTTATCTGTAACAACTGATTTTAGGAATGTTGTTGAGGAGGATGAAGATGTAGGAGTAGTAGATACAAGTTTTAAGAATACCAAGGAAATATTATTGGATTATATTGATAAAATAAAACTTCCAGACCATATAAAAAAGAAGAATTTAGTTGGATTTATTAATGATATTTTAGAAAAATAGGAGAATTTGTTATGAAATATGAAGATGTTGAAGATTCCGTTGTCGAACTTTTTAATAAGGTTAGAACAGATTACAATTTTTCTGATGTTTCAGATGCTAAATTTAAGCTTGTTTACAGAAATAATAGAAAAGGTAAAAAACAATTCATTGTAATTGCTGAAATTTGCGCAACCAATGATATGATTAGATTTTTAACTTCTGATCAAATTGAAGAGGGATATGACTATATTATTATAATTGATAAAAATATATTTAATGCATTAGATGAAAATGATAAAATCAGGGTTCTTCGTCATGAATTACGTCATACTGATGTTGTCGTAAATGAAAAATCAGGTAAGATTATCTATACTACACAAAAGCATTCTATAGAAGATTTTTATGAAGATGTAACTATTGAAAGTCAAGCTGGTGGAGATATGCGTTGGAAGGAACGATTAAGTTCAATTGCAGAATCCATATATGAAGAACTAGATGAAAAGAAAAAGCAAGAAAAGAAATCTAAGAAAAAGTAAAACAGGGGGCATTAAGCCCCTTTGTTAAAGGTGTTTATATATGAAGTTAGAATTAATATCAGTGGAATTTAGAAATTTCTTTTGTTTTGGCAATAAATGACAAAAAATAGAATTTGATGAAGGTATTAATCTTATTACCGGATATAACACAAATACATCTAAATCTAATGGAAGTCGGTAAAAGCTCATTTATCGATTCTATTATATTTGGCTTATTTGGTGAAACAACAAAGGATTTAACAAAAGCTCAAATCATAAACTGAAAAAATAAAAAAGAATGTGAAATAAAAATAACCTTTAATAAACTTGATGTTAATTATATTATACATAGAGGTCTTAAACCCAACTTCATCAAAGTTTATAAAAACGGTACAGAACTAGATCAATTATCTAGTCTCCCAGAAATGCAATCTTTCATAGAATCAAACATACTAGAAATGGATTATGATACATTCATATCACTAATCCACTATAATCCAACAACATCTAAATCAATATTCAATGTTCAAAAAGCACAAAAACGCTCATTCATAGAAAAAATATTTGGATTAGAAATATATTCGCAAATATCAGATAAATGTAACAAAAAACTATCACTAATCAATAGCAAAATAAACGAATCTTCAAGAATCATTGAAGTACATCAATCACATCTTAATAAAATAAATGAAGAATATGAATCTAATTTCAAAGCAATTAAAATAGAAAAAGAACAACGCCAACAAAAAATACAAGAACTAATAAACTCAAAAAACAATATTTCATTAAATGATATATCTGAATACGAAAACAAAAAAGAACTTCTACAAACAAAAATAAATGAATTCAAACAACAAATATCTAACATAAATAATGAATTATCATTTTTCAAAAATGAAAAAAATAATCTTAATATAGAAAAAATATCATTTAACAACAAACTTTTTTACAAACTTTCAAGAAAAATTCACTGAATCAAAAAACTCAACCTAGATACATCAGATATAGAACTTCTAATCAAAGAAAAAACATCTGATATATCAAAACTAAATGAACAACACAAATCATATGAACTAAAAAAACAGGATTTGTCTAATAAATTAAATAACTTAAAAAAATTAGAATCAGGTATATGTCCTATGTGTGGGCATGATATTGATGCTGAGAATTTAAGTTTAGAGATTTCTAAAATAGAAAAAGAGATTAAGGATATTGATTGTGAGATTGGAATTGTATTAGCGAGTATAGCTGAATGTAATTCGAAGATTGAGATGACTGAGAATTTTATTTCTAAAAAGAGAAAGATGTTTAATAGATTGAATTCTTATAATAACAAGTATATTGAGATGACTGAGGATAAACTCAAATATGATAAGTGATTAGAGAATAAGGACAAATTTGATGTATTGAGTGAGAATATTATTAATAAAACAAATGAGTTATCTAAGTTAGAATCAGATTTAATTAAGTATGAGAAGATGTTGACGAGGGTTGATATAGAAATAGATAAAGATAGGGAAAGTAGAGATAAACTTGAAAAGATAGAGGAAGAGATAAAGCTTGAAACATATATGTATGAAAACATGTATAATGATAATCAAATGAAGACATTGCATGAATCTCATGAAGCATTGCAAAGACTTCAATTAAAGAAAATAGATGAAGAACAGAAAGCATTAGATAAGTATAAGGATTTATTGGATTATTTTGAGTTTATAAAGAAGATATGTAAGGATGAGCATGTAAAGCAATATGCGATTAGTAATATTGTTCCATATTTGAATAAGCAAGTTAATAAATATCTTGCTGATGCATCATTTGATTTTTATTTAAAGTTGGATGGATGATTAAATGCTGAGGTTAAAGGTGTTGGTATTAGAGATGCTGGATTCGGTAATTTAAGTTCAGGTCAGCAAAAAACAACGAATTTAGCGATGATTTTATCATTTTTGGATATATGTAAAATGCAATCATCTATATTTCCAGATATTTTGTTATTAGATGAAATATTAGATGGTGCTATAGATTCATCTACATTAACTCAAATGTTTAATATTATAGCTAAGAAGCAGAAAGAAGACAAGTTAAAATTGTTCATTGTAACACATAGAAAAGAAATAAGCGAATTAAGTAATATTGATAATATATATCAGATAGAAATGAAAGATGGATTTAGTACAGTAACTAAAAAGGAGAGATAGATGAAAATTGCAGGTACACAATATACTTTAGATAAGAATTCATTCGAGATATATTTGTCTGGATGTCGTCATAGGTGTTCGGAAAATTGTCATAACAAGGAATTATGAGATTATATGATAGGTGATGATTACAATGAAGATTGTTTTAATAAAATTAAAGAAAAATTAGAAAATTTCGGAGATATTGTAGATAAAATTTCAATATTTGGCGGAGAACCATTAGATCAAAACATAAATCAATTATATGATTTCTTAAAAGACATGAAGTCATTAAATAAAGAGATTTGATTATTTACATCATATGAGTTATCCGATGTTCCTGAAAATATTAAAGGTTTATGTGATTATATCAAAACAGGAACATATGATGAATCATTGAAGTGTGAAACAGAATCATATGGATATATATTAGCATCCTCTAATCAAAAAATACATAAAATAAGCTAATTGAAAAATGGGAGAATTAATTCTCCCATTTTAGCATATAAGTTATAATATAAATAATTATATAAATATTGAGGATTTTAATGTGAGATTTATTGAATATATAAATGAAAGAGAGTTAGTTTCTAAAGAGTTGTCTCGAGATAAAGCAATGAAATTAATTGAGAAGAATTGTTCAGAAATTCTTTCTTTTTATGAAAAGAATCAAAATGTTTTTTTATATAGACGGAATATATACAGATTCAGATGATGACGCAATGTATACGATTCCAAGTAATAAGAGAAAACCTGTAGATTCAAATATTAAAAATCATGAATGACTTGATAATGGATTTAAGAAGGTATATGGTGATAAAGTAAGATCAAATGCTGTATTTTGTGTTAAAAATATAAAAACAGCGCGTAATTATGGCGAACCATATATTATATATCCAAAAAATGGTTTTAGATTTTATTATAGTAATGAAATAGAAGATGTATATATTTCTGATTTCTTTTATGATAATGCTGATAGAATAACTGATAAAAACATAAAAGCAGCATTTTTATATATTATATTGAATAAAGATGACAATATATGTTCTGCTAAAGTGTATGATGAAATATTAAAGGATAAATTTGGTGAGTTTGATTCAGACAAGGATAAGTTTCCGAAATATATAAAATATATTGAAACTAAGTATCCAAAAGCAGCAGAGGAATTTGTTAAGAAATATTATAAAAGATCTACAAATTTGAATGATATAAAAAATTTAGGTGATAAGAATGAGATAATGTTAATATGTAATGGATATTACTCAATTAAAACAGAATAAAGGGGATATTATAATGAGATTTATTGAATATATAAATGAAAGAGAATTGATTTTTAAAGAGTTGTCTCGAGATAAAGCAATGAAATTAATTGAGAAGAATTGTTTAGAAATTCTTTCATTTTATAATTCAAATCCTAATATTAGATTATATAGACGGAATAGATTCTGAATTAGAGGCATTATATACAATTCCTAGCAATAAGAGAAAACCTCTAGATTTAGATATTAAAAATCATGAATGACTTGATAATGGATTTAAGAAGGTATATGGTGATAAGGTAAGATCAAATGCTGTGTTTTGTGCTAAAAATAAGAAAGCAATATATGGTTATGGTGAACCATATATTATATATCCGAAAGACGGTTTTAGATTTTATTATAGTAATGAAATAGAAGATATATATTACAAAAAGTTTTTCACACATAGTTTGCGTTTTGTAGAGGATGAAGAACTGCAAGCATGTTTACTGTTATTCATGTTAAATGAGGCAAGTTATAACGATAAATTAATAGGAAAAAGTAACGCATATCATAATATATTAAAAGATAAGTTTGGCGAGTATAATAATAAAAATATTAAAGATTATATAAAATATATTGAAAAGAAATATCCTAAATCAGCAGAGACGTTTGTTAAGCGATACTATAAAAAATCAACAAATTTAAATGATATAAAAAATGTAAAGTCCAGAAATGAAATAATGATAATATGTAAGGGTTATTATTCAATTAAAGCATAATAAAATATATTTTGTATGGAGATAGTCGATGCCTGTTTGAAAAGATATAGATGTTTGGTTGAGACAAAAGCGTGATGGCGATATAATGGAAATGCATGATGTTAATGCAATAAAAAATTCTTTATATAATATATTATTAACTAGACCCGGTTCAAGAAGAATGTTGCCTGAATTTGCATCATTATTATATGAGTTATTATTTGAACCTATGGATGAGTTAACGACACAGAAACTTAGAGAATGTATATTTGATTCCATACAAAGATGAGAAGATAGAATAATAATACAGTCATTAGATGTTGTTCCTAACTATGACACTGCGACATATAGTGTTTCTTTGTTATTTAAGTTAAGATCGGCAGATTCTGAAGTTTATTCATTTAATCAAATATTAGCGGCACAATAAATAGGGAAAATATTGAGATTTTATATGATTAAAAACTCCTTGAAATTTCAAGGAGTTTTTTCTTTTTAAGAACCACTATATTTTAGTAATCTTTGTCAATTTGGAACGCCTGAAGTTTTTATTTTTAGTGCTAGAATAAAACTTCTCATTGATATTACTTTATTGGATTCAATTTTTGTTTTTTCTTCTAGATATTTGAGTACTTCCATTTTATCTTCCATAGATTGATCTTTTTCTATATTAGGAAGTATTGTTTGAATTCTTTTGATTATATCTTGTTGTTTTAGTGTTATATCGATAATCATTGAACGTGATTTAATTGCATCATCTATTTTTGAAGCATGCAAATTTGATATAAATATAACTTTTCCATTGAAATCAAACTGATTTGGATATTTAATCTTTGTACTTGTTGGATCTGTTTTTAATTTTAATTCTATATCATTATATAATTCTTTTCGTTCTTTTGATGATAACAATTGTACATTTGTTGTCATCGGAGATATTCAAGAAATTGATCTTGAATCATATGAATCTAAAGCTGCTTTAAGAATATTAACACCATCGGGATTGGAAAATACAGAATCACAGTCATCGAATACGACTAATGAGTTTCTATTAACGAAGAGAGTGGAATATAGACCTAACGTTGATGTTTTACCCTTAACAATTGTTCAATTTTTATTCTCAGGTCCTAATCTTTTACTTAAAACTTCTTTAACAATATGTGTTTTGCCTATACCTGGCATACCAGTTATTAATAATGATGGTTGATTTCCTATAGCAACGACTGTAACTAAGTCTTTTAAATCTTCGAAGACCGTATCAACATCAGCATATTGAATATTATCGAGAAGTGTTTGACTTTTTTCTATTGATTTAGTTAAAGTTGATTGTTCTGGACTCCCGATCTGTTACTTGAATTTTTCTAGGTCTTCCTCTTTTTCTTTTAACTGGCTGCTCATCTTCGTTTAATTCTATTGAACCAGGAGCCATAGCGAATGCTTGAACTACAGTATCAATTGATTGTAAAATATTGAAATTATCAGGAAAATAAACTGTTTTATCTGGCTTATTAAGATTTTTTAATGAGTTTCATATATCTACACTTGTAAATGTTGATTTTAGATCATCTTTTTTGAGTCAGTTAAAGCGTATCATTTTTCCATTATTTGTTATATATCGTGCTCCATAACCATCTCTACCATCTGATGACTTGAATTCTTCTAATCCTAATGGATATAGATTTTCTCCTATTTTCTTAGATATAACAGATTTTATTAGTTTTTGTGCATCAGATGACATTTTGAAAACAGCGGCTTCAGACAAATAATATTGTAATCTCATTTATCATTTCCTTCTTTATAAATATATCAGATATAATTATTTATAAGAGGATTTAATGAGATTTTCTAATTATATAAAAGAAAGTATTAATGATGTTGGTATATTTAAGGCTATATTTATGGGTGGAACTCCTGGAGCTGGAAAATCTTATGTGATATCTAAAATATCATCAGGAAGAATAGAGCCCAGAATTGTTAATACCGACAAATTTACTGAGTTTATTGGTAATGGATATAATGTTGATTGGGATGTTTATGGTTCTAAGATAGAAACATTAACAAAAAAACAATTTATTCATTATATTAATGGTATTTTACCATTATGAATAGACAGTACTTCAAATAATCCATTAACAATGTCAAGAAGATCACGGAATTTTGAAAAGTATTGGATATGATGTTGGTATGATTTGAGTGGAAACTGATTTAGAGGTAGCAATTGATAGAGCTAAAAAGAGAAAACGTTCAGTTCCAGAAGATTATATCAGACTTATACATAAACGAACATTGTCATTAAAAAATCAATATCGTGAAATATTCCAATATTTTAAGATAATAAAAAACAATGACGGTGAACTTACAAATGATGTAATAAATCAAGCATTCAAATCAACATATAGTTTTTATACTGAACCGATAAAAAATAAAGATGGTATACGATTATATAATGCAATGAAAGAAAAGAATGTGAAATATTTAACGGAATTGCATGAAAGTGTTTCAAATAATTTGAAAAAATTAGTGAATACATGATATATGCTCGATATGGAAAAGAATGCTAAACTTTGAATATTGGGAAAAGATTTTAGAAAAGGTTAACAATTTTAGAAAAATTGATATAATTTTCATAAAAGGAAACATAAATGGAAATTATATATTTGGTGGGATTACCTGCAGTAGGGAAATCAACATTTATTACTAAAAATTTTCCTAATCATTATGTTGTATCTAATGATATTATTATCGAAGAATATGCTAAGCAATATAATATGAAATATAATGAAGCGTTCGGGAAATTGTCTTCAAAAGAAGTTAAAAGGGAATGTAAAAAACGTTTTAACAAAGCAATAGAAAAGAATTATAATATTGTTATAGATAATACAAATCTTACTGTTCGTTCGAGACAGTTATATGAACATGAAAATTATAGAAAAGTTGCTTATGTTTTTAATATATCTGAAGAAAAACATAAGCAACATATAGAAAAAAGATTGAAAGAAACAGGAAAATATGTTCCTGAAAGTGTTATAGAGCAAATGAAAAATATATTTGTTTATCCCTCAAAAGAAGAAGGATTTGATGAAATTATAAATGTCTAAATTGCATTAAGAAATTTCGTTATAATTTTCTTTAATCTATTTGTCTCTGATTTATTTCATCCTAATTCATTTTGCTCATTTGTAAAATATTTTTTATATAATCAAATAGCAATAGGATGTCTAGCATCTATATTTTCATTGAGTTTGTTTATATAATCATTAAAATCAGAATCAAACATATTTCTTAGATACAATTTTGCTTCTAAAGCTAACATCGGTTGTGGATAATTAAAAAATAATTCTAAAATTTTAATTTTATTTGTCTTTTTTTCATCAATTAAGAATATATTAAGTTTATTTAGTGTTTCCATATTAACCTCATTTATATGCTTATTTATTTGGAGATATGTATGAAATATTTAGCTGTTGGAGATATACATCGGAAGGTTTGATAGATTAGAGAAAGCTATCAATGATTTAAAAGATAAAGGAACTGATTATCAATTTGTGTTTTTAGGGGATTATATTGATAGGGGTCCCCAATCAAAAGATTGTATTGATTTATTGATTGATTTTAAGAAAAAACGTCCAGAATCTATATTTCTATTAGGTAATCACGAAGAATTTGTTTTAGGTATGTATTGTAGAGAACTTTTACAAAAAGATTCTGCATTGATATATGAGACAAAACTTGATATAAGTAGAATATGAGCAAATAATGGAGGGAATAAAACATTAGCATGTTATGAAAATAGAATGATTTCTGATGAACATTTGGAATTTATTAAATCGTTAAATTATATATATCAACAAAGGCGATTAATATTTGTTCATGCTGGAATCAATAAAACTAAACCATTAAGTGAAAATACAACAGAGGATATATTATGAATTAGAAAGCCATTTGGATTCAAGTATGAGCAACAAAGAATCGTTGTTCATGGACATTCTATTGTAAGAAAGGTATTTTTAGATACAGTGGAGAATTCAATATGTGTTGATACAGGAGCTATTCTTGATGATGGTAAGTTGTCTGTCTTAGAAATAGAAGATAATCAACATGTTTTAAATGTACATGAGTACAAATAGGAGAATTTATTATGAAGTTTTTACTGGGATATTTTTACACATTCGTTTCTACTTTTGTTTTTACATGTGGTATTTTTTCTCTTTTAATAAATGACTATACATTCACAAATTTAGGCATGGCTGTTTATGATGCTGTAGGCGGAAGACTCAGTGACTAATTTACTATGATTCGTTGTGTTCTCATGTTTTCTATTATATCCAACAACTTTAGATACGGATGTAATAGAAAACATACCAATAGATAATAAGATATTAACATATAATATTGGAGAATTTAACGAAACATATGAATTATATAAAACATTAACAGATATTCTTATAAAACATAACATATATTCTGATGAACTTTTGTTTTTATTATTGGGGATTTCAGCTGTTGAAACATATAATGGACAATATCTTAATAATCCAGTAGCAAGGGGATTATTTCAGATAGAACCGAAAACAGCGGAATTTACACTTAAAAAGGCTCAGAAAAATGAAGAATGACTTGATTTATTAGAAGCAACATCATGAGATGGAATATCTTTAAGAAAACAACTTAGAGATAATCTTGAATATCAAGTTATTATGTTATATATGACACTTCAAGTTAAAGGTGTTAATATATCAAAATTGCAATTAAATAGAAATAATTTAGCAGAAATATGAAAGAAATATTGAAACACATACAAAGGCAAGGGAACAACAAATCAATTTAAACGAAGATGAAAAGAATTAAATATAGATAAAATAAAACAACAACATATCATAAATAATTTTAGGAATGAAAATGGAAAAACCAATAAAAAAGAAAAATAAGAAACATATCATAAACCAAAATGAATTTAAAGAACGATTTATAAAAAATGTAAATAAACAATTAAAAAATGGAATTAATGTTATTTCATATAGAGAATTAATTGGTGAAGGTATGTCGCAAGAAACATTTTGAGATGTTATAAATCAGTTTACTGAAAATGGGTGAAAAATAAACATAGGAGAATTTGACATAGAAGTCATATAAATGGATTTATATATGGAATTTCAAGAAGTTAAAGAAAAATTTATAGATGGATTTATATTAGATAGACCATATAGAAGAATACAACTTTTAATTAATGGTCATGAATCATCATGAAAAACTGATATAAAAGATGAAATCATTGCTGATGAACATAATCTTCGTTCGTTTGTTTCTTTTATAAAAAAATTTCTTGATTCCGAAAAAATAGATAGACCATACTCAATATATAATGCTAAAAGAGAAGGTTTAACAACACCTGAAGATACGAAAATATATATTAAAGATAGAAAAATATTGGAAAAGCATTTAACAAATCTAGCTAAAAAATTGTAAGGAGTTCTATATGGATATTAATAATTGTAAGGAGTTCCATCATATGAATATTAATAATCTGAATTATGTGGAAAAATGAGCAGCAAGAGATGAAGAAGGACGATATAGGGATATTATTGTTATAAGTGATAATGAGCCTACAATAATGATGGGAAGATGAGATTGACGAGACAATAATAATTTCTGGTCATTAGGTCCTAATCAATGTAATATAAGTATCAGACCGGGTGAAAAGAAAAAAATCAAAGTTTTCATGATTCCAGCAGAATAAAATTATATTAAAAAACCTCCGATAAATAATTCAATACTTTATCGGAGGTTTTTTACATATGAAAGTATTATCAAATTTAGAATTCAAAAATAGTACATATATTCTTAATAAGTTTGAAGATTTTCCTGAAAATCCAGTTGAAGGTACAGTAATCTTCAAAGAAAATGGTCTGTACATCTATTCAACTAATATTACATCTAGAAATCTTGAATGACTTAATATTCTTGATTTTACAAGAGTTAATTCATCATTCAAATTCGAACAAGGTACGGAAAACACTGAATGAAATATAGTACATAACTTAAACACTCAAGATCTATTTGTAATTGTCTATGACTCAAATGGAAATAAACAAATTGAATCTGAAATTCAATTTCAAAATGATGACAAAATCAAATTAATATTCTCTGAACCAATATCTGGTAAAGCATTATTATTCGGAGCTTCAGTCATATCCAGTCCATCTAACGTGTATACAAAAGAAGAAATAGATGAATTATTAAAAAATGTATCAGGTGGTTCTGGAAATATTGTATTACCTGAGAATGGAACAGATGGTCAGGTATTGATTAAGGATTCAAGTACCGAATCCGGATTGAATTGGAGTGATAAAATAGATGGCAAATCTGCATATGATATAGCTAAAGAAGATGGATTTGAAGGTTCAGAGGAAGAATGATTAGAGTCATTAAAAGGAACATTTGAATTAGCCAGAGGATTTAATTGTGCAATAATAGTTCCTGAAAATTCAACCTGAACTAATTATACTAAAAATATTATAATAGATTCAAATTTACCAAGCCCAATAACAATAAATCAAAGCATTTCATTAGATTCTCCTTTTGGAAACACTCCTTGTATCTGTATTCCATATATTAAAAATCCAGATACAAATCAATGACAAACAGTATCACCATTTAGATATAGTAGTAGTGCAGATACAACATTTGGATTTATTGTTGCTATTCCAGGTGATGGAAAAATATATATTGAAACTGCATCCAGACTTATTGGGGCAACACCTACATCAAATTCAGGAGTAGTTGCTCCTAGAAATAATACAACTTTATCTAATAACGTAACCTCTGCTGAAATGATATTAATTGTATTTGCGCCTAATACAGGAAAAGTATATTCAGAAGATGAAACTATTATTGGAGCATGAATAGATGGAAAACCTGTCTATAGAAAAGTTTGCAAGATGGCAGGTCCAACTAGTACAGGGCAAACAACAACATATGATATATCAAATCTAAATATTGACACCATTGTTAAATATGATTCGCATTGAAATTGACCAAACAATAATGTTGTTCAAGTTCCTTATTCCAATGTCACAGGATTTGCAGTAACAACGTTAGTCGGCAAAGCATCTATAAATAACACAACAACATTATCAGCATGACTTAATGCAAATATAACAGTTTTATTAGAATATACAAAAACAACTGATTAATATATTTGACACATAAATAAAATTAAAAAAGGGTTTTATTTATGTGTCAATATGTTTCTAATTGAGCAAATTATAAAATAAAAACTCCGGATGGTTATCAGAGTTTCAAAGGAATTAGAAAACTTTCTAATAAACAAACAATAAAAATCATATTTGAAAATAATATTTCTATTATCGTAACTCCAGATCATAAATTCAAAGAAAATATAGCATCAAAGTTAAAAATAAATAATTATCTATTTAATGAAAAATATGGTAATTTGAGAATAATCAATATTATAGATAATCGGATACCAAGATGTTTATGATATTATAGATGTAAATGGAGATCATTTATATTATACGGATGATTTTATAAGTCATAATTGTGAGTTTACCGGGTCTATTCATACAATAATAAATACAGAATCATTAGAGAGAATGGAAAAGGAATGAATTGAACCTGTAGAAGTTGAATTTGATGGAAAACTAAAAATATATGAAAGACCATTAGATGGATACAAATATATATTAGGTGTTGATCCTGCTAAAGGAACAGGTAAAAATAGTTCATGTATCCAAGTAATAAAGATAATATCAATTAGTCCAATAAAACTTGAACAAGTAGCTGTATTTAAAGATAATAAAACAGATCCATATGTTTTTTCTAAGTTATTAAATAGATTAGGAATATGATATAATACTGGATTGATTATGTTGGAGAATAATGGTGAAGGGGCTGCTGTTATTCAACATATATGATGGACGTATGAATATCAAAATTTATATAATACAGGTAATAAAAATAAGGATTTGGGTATAAGAGCAACTCAATCAACTAAGACAAAGGCTGTTCTTTTAATGAAAAAGTTGATTGAAGAGAAAATGGTTAAGATAGTTGATTATGAAACGATAAAGCAGTTGAATGTGTTTATTGAAACTGACGGAGGTTCATTTAAGGGACAAGATAATATGGATGATGATTTATGTTCATCATTATATTGAGCGTTATATGCAATAAATTTAGATATATGAGATGAAAACATTAATATTGTTAATCAGGAAAATGATGAAATTGCTTGAGGAATATTGTCTGATATTGATGATTCTACAGAATGAAATTTTTAAGTTATAGGGAGTTTTTTATTCCCTATAACTTCGGTTTTATTTGTAATTTGAAAGAAGTTTTTCTTTTAAAAGTCTATCTAAAGTTTTATCATTAAGAATTAAATTGATAGCTTGATCTTGTGAGAGACCTTTTTCCATATAATATTCTAATTGTTTAATATTAGCTTTTGCTTTTAATTCGGCAAGATTCAAAATTGTATCTGAAATCAACGGATAGATTTCTTTAGCAAATTTTTTAATTAAAGAAATAACATCATTAGAAAATCCGGATATCATTTAATTGTTTCAAAGCTGTAATTAATGAAATCAAATCATCAATGCCATCCAATTTATCTTCTGAATTCATAATATAATCTCCTTTTTTGAATCATTTAAATAATTCTTTTTTGAACAGATTTTTTTAGTAATTTTCTTTGAACAATTTAAATGAAATATTTTTAAATTTTGAACAGATTTTTTCCGGAAATTTTAAATAATTTTTTAATTTTTGAACTAAATAGTTGAAATTTATTTTCAAGTAATTTCAGAATCAAGTAATTTCCCGGAATAAATATACTCTCTGCCCCTTATACTTATGTAAATATAAAAATAACCTTTTTCCCGGAAAAGTAAACTTTCCTGAAATTATAAATCAGTTATCATTTCTAATTTAATATGATATTTTAATCTAAAAATCTTGGAGAATATTATGAATAACGCAATTGAGTCAGAATGATTTGAATATGAAAGCTGGGATTCATATGACCTTGATTATGGAGATATAGTGTTCCATAATTGCAAATTAAAAAAAGATATTGGTAATTTTAAAGCAGGAGAATTTGTTCCAGACATCAATGTCATTTATTCTAAATCAATAATAGAAATATATGATGGAAAAGAAACTTTTAGATATAAAATAAAATTAACTATAGAAGACTACGTTTAAAAGAATAAAAAATCTCCTATTTGTTTTGTATAGATAGGAGATTTTTTATGGAGGATATTATTTTATGACCTTTTTGTTGTCTCCGGCGAGAATAACATTTCAAATAAATCATGCTAAATTTTCTTTTGTCTTCTGCCTCATAACATCCATTTTATACTTCTTTCTCTTTGCATCACTTATATGCAAACTTTTATCATCTAATATATCCAAAATATCTTTTCTCAAAACATCAAGCTCAGGATAATCATTAATCTTCTTAATATTATTATATTTCAATCTTAACGCACCTGCAAATGATTTAGGATCATTAGATAACTCGATATCATTCATTTCGCCCAAGAAAAATGTAAGCTTACTCTCAATATTATCAAACATAATCATTCATTCCTTATAAGATAAATATCTTTAACTTATTTATAAGGAGTCCAAAATGAAACAAAACTTCTCATACTCATATACAAAAAATATATACGAAAATATGAAATATTCATTCTTCGATAAAGGAAATTACAACCTTAATATATTCGGAATCAGAAAAAATGAAACTAAACCCAATTCATTTGATGATTTAATATGTCTGGCTTATAAAGTTGATGATAAAGAATACATGAAAATATATCAAGCGACAACTGATCCTGGTACATATTGATTAAAAAATCCATCTAATGTTAATGGAACAGCAATATTAGTACCTGGACAATACAAGAAAGCATTTAAAATTGGATATCATCAAGGTAAATATGAAGCATTAAAACAAAATACTAAATTCAAAGTTTATAGAGATAATGACAGGAATAATGTTTTGAACTTTAGTGCCCCTATATATGAAGGTAGTAGTTTTGGTATTAATATTCATAGAGCAACAGCTAATGATGGTCAAAAATCGGTTCAGGTAGATAAATGAAGTGCTGGATGTCAGGTTATAGCAGCTAAAGATGATTTTGATGAATTTATGAATATTATTAGAAAATCAGCTAAATTATATGGAGATGTTTTCACTTATACATTATTCACAGAACAACAATTTTTTGGTTAAAAATTAGTTTACTTTTCCCCACTTTTTTGTATGAATTTTCAGAAATTCAAGTGGGGAAATTATGAAAATATTCAAATCCGGAGAATTGATTAAAGCTTCCGATATTAACTCAAATTTTGCTAAAGCTATTAAAACTGATTTATCCAATTGTCCTGTTATCCCATGTAATAAAGGTGGAACCGGTCGAACTGACTGTTCAATTGCTTATGCAGATAAAGCAGGTATAGCTGAAATAGCTAAGGGACTTCAATTAGAATCTCGGTTCATCATCAATCCGGTCTAGTTGATTTAGAAAATATAAAAGATGTAAATGCTGTATTTACATTTTTAAGTGATGGTAGTCGTAATCATTGAGGAAGAGTTACACTTACAGCTCCTGACTATGGAAATAAATGATTAGCATTATGAAATTTCAATTGTAAGCTCATATCATATGGTGATAGTGGCTCTCAAAGAGCATATATGGACGTCTGATTTGAAGGTTTAAAATTCAAAATATGTAATCCTGATGAAGAGGTATTTAATTATTATAGAAATGTCGGATATCAACGTGTTAGCCGGTTATTATTTAGAAGATAAAGTTTTTTATCATAATGCTATTTGAGAAGATAATGTATCTGGAAGTGTTAATTTATATAATAATGGTGAGAGAGCTAGTGGAATTTTTATAGCAATAAAATAGTTTTTAATTAGGTTAACATTTCTAGTTTTCATTTGTAAAATATATAAAAACGGAAGGTAAACCTACTTTGGAGTAGGAATCGTCTCGAAAACGAATTGATGGGTAAAACCATTGAGGTTCGAATCCTCTGCCTTCCGCACTAAAAAGAGGTAAAAAATGAAAATAAGAAATTGTTTCGTCAGTAATAGTTCAAGCAGCTCATTCATATGTATTGTCAACTCAAATAACAAAGTAATCCCTGAAAAACATGAACTATTCATCGATAATGAATATAGAATCGGTGAACATAATACCGGCGAATACCAATTCGGATGGCAAATAGACGTTTATAATGATGTTATCAGCAAAATAAACTTTTCATACATTCAAGCTAAAATTCTAGAAGAAAAAGGAAATTCAGAACCTATAAAAATGCTTGAAGAATTGTTAACTGATATATACAAAATTGATAAAATCAAATGGACTAATGTTGATGATTTCTATATAGATCACGCAAGTTCTGCGGAGGAAGACGAAAATTGTGAAATGTTCGAATCAAAAGAAAGTTTAATGAACTTTATATTTGATTCTGGATCTTATATAGATAATGATAACGACAACAGAGAGGATTATTACTAATGGATTACGTAATTAGTAGCAGAACTGGTAATCGATATGAAATTTCCGAATACACTCATATGTCTGATGAAGCATTTGAAGAAATGTTCGGAAAACATGTTCCTCAAACGCCATTCATGGATCCAATTATTGACCCATTAGCAATCTATCTCTATAAACATAAAAGCATTCTTGAAAAACTCATCTTCCATATCAAAAAATATGATTGCTATGATCCAATCTATGTTAAGGGCAATATCCAATATCCAACTCAATTTGCATATCAAAAAGAATTCATTAAATTCAGAGATAATGCTCTTGATGAGGAATTCAGAGATGACTTCATCAAGAATTGGAAGAAAAATGTAGGTATGGCTATTGCTAAATTAACAGGAAACTTCTATACGTCAGCAGGTGCTAATTAAATGTTAAATTTACCTGAATTCTGTGAATCTTGCGGATCAAAACTTGAATGGTCCGAAACCGGCGTTGATATTCTATGTAAAAATATTCAATGCCCTGCCCAAATTCTATACAAAATAGAATATTTCCTCAAAACACTTGGCGCTGAAGAATTATCAGCAACAACACTTGAAAAATTCGAACTAAACTCCATAGAAGATTTATTTTCAAAACTAACCTTCGACTATATCAAATCTCTCGAGGGCTTCCAAAATAAAAGAGCAAAAACCATAACAGAACAAATCAAAAACTCAATCACAAATGTTGAAACACATAAACTATTGGCATCATTAGGAATTCCCGGATTGGGACTGAAAAATGCTGAGAAGATAATTAATTTTATTGATTTAAATGGTGTTGAAGCTTTTGAAGAATTGTATACAATTGATAGAATTAGGTTATTATCTATAAATGGAATAGGTAATAAGTTAGTTGATGTTATATATGAGAATATGGAATATATTCAAAAAACAGTTAATATGTTGATTGAATATGGACTTACATTTAAGGAAAGGGATAAGAAAGAATCTATTCTTAATGGATTGAATATAACTGTAACGGGAAGTGCTCCTGGATACACAAGACCTCAATTAGAAAAACTTATTGCAATGTATGGCGGTAATAATGTAGACATTTCCAAGAAAACTAATTTATTATTAGCAGAAAATGTAAATGGAAATTCTTCTAAATTGAAGAAAGCAAGAGAACTTAATATAAAAATAATGACATATGAAGATTTTTTTGAAAATGTATTAAAGATATAGGATTTTTAATATGAAATTAGATATTCAGCAAAATACTGTTGCAGCATCTTTCGGAGCTACTAAACGATTTGAATTAAATCATTCTCCACAATTGTTCAAGATTTTATCTGATTCATTATATTCAGATAAAATCGGTTCAATTGTAAGGGAAATTAGTAGTAACTGTTTGGATAGTCATATTGAAGCAGGAAAAGCTGATATTCCATTTGAAATAACATTACCAAAAGATGTTGGCTATATCAGTAACACTGCTAATAATATGCTTGTATTTAGAGATTTTGGTAATGGATTATCTCATGAAGAGATGCAAAGTATTTATACAACATATTGTATGAGTACGAAAAATAATTCAAATGATCTAATTGGAGCATTTGGAATTGGTTCCAAATCTCCATTTTCATATACAGATTCTTTTTATGTAACATCTATTCATAATGGGAAAAAAACCAGATATAATGCGCATATTGATTCTCAAGGTTTTCCAACATTAGCAACAATTTCTGAAGAAAATACTAATGAACCAAGTGGTTTAACTGTATCTATTCCAATTAAAAAAGAAGATTTCGACAAGGTCAATAATGCAATTAAAAAACAATTAAAAATGTTTTCTGTCCTTCCAATAATAAAAGATGAACCTGACTTCTTCAAGAAAGAAGATATTGATATAATATATGAAACTGATGATTTTAAATATTATAATAAATCATCTTCATTAGATAATATTTGTGTCATAAATGTTTCAGGTATTTGCTATAATGTTAACTCAGATCAACTATCTAAATTAAAAATTCCAGGACCCAGAAATTTCTTTGAATTAAAAGCACAAATAGGAAGTGTTGATTTAACTGCATCTAGAGAAAATATTGCATATACAAAGAAAACTGAAGAATATATTATAAACGCATGCAAAAACATGTATACATATATTCTAAATGATTATCTTAAAATATGTAAAGAAAACAAATGGAATTATATTTCTAAATTAGATAATATCATTGAACCAATGTATAAGCTTAATGAAACATTAGAAAAAATAATTAAATTTGTTGATTATCCCAAATACGATGCTAAAAAACTATTAAAAACATCATTTTCATTAAAAGATAATATAAAAAATCTCAATTCTATTATCTTATATACAATATACAGAGATAAATTGGAAAGTGATAATAATCATATATTAAAACCTTATCAATACAAGAAAATATATTATTTCACTAAAAAATATAGGAAAGCTGACCTTGTTTCTAATATAAATGATATTAGAACATCGTATATTATATATCCTTTAACTCCCTTAAGGAAAAAGGAAGATATAGATTCTTATAAGAAAATAATCAATGATATTTCAACATTTATTAACTTTGAAATTCAAAATGGTGATGAATTAATTGACAATATTAATGTAAAAGTTAAAAATTCAACTAATCATAGTTACAGATATATACATTGTCGAGATTTGATATCAGCAAAAATACATGTGACTCCATATAATTTTATTCGCGTGAATGGAGAATTGGAGCACAATGAAAATAATGTTTATGTGTATTCTACAAATAACAATAATTTTCTTATAAATGGATATCAAAAGAATATATCAGAGTCATTTTTGAAATTAATGATAGATGAAGGATTATTATCGAATGATAGTAAACTTATTATCATTAATAAAACAATGTATAATAAACTTAAGAAAACTAATCCTGACATTGATACATATATGTTAGATTATAAAATTGATGAGCTTGAGAAGAAATTTAGAGCTAAAAATAGAATAGATGTTTCTTTATTTAGGAATATAAATCCAAGTCGTTTTTCTGATGTTTTACGTGTATATAGTATTGATGAGTTAAAGGAGTTATCTAGTAATAATAAAAACTTTAAGCCTTTTCTTATCTTAAAAAGACTTAGTGAGTTTGTTAGTAAATATTCATCATTGATGTATCTTTTTGGAATAGAGTTTAATAAAAATAGAAAAAATGATAAGTTAACTTCATATTTAAATAAAAAGTATCCAATATTTGAATACATGTCATTGAAATATTATAATGTTCCAGAAGCAGTTAAGAATGATATTACTAAATATATCGGAGGAAAATAGTTATGAGCTTTAGTTATATTGTATTTAATGAAAAGATTGAATTATTCATTGATGATGTGTTGTATGTTGTTACACATGATAAGCATAATTTATATAACTCACTTAAGGATTGTTTAGTATCTGATTATCAGGATAAAGATGTTCGAGTTAAACAGTTATTATTCAGTGATAATGATATGAAGAATGTGTGTAATGAGTTAATGAAAAATGATGTTATTGAAATATCTAATGATAAGGTATATATTGATGGTAAAGAGGTTACAAATTCAATTGGACAACTTATTAGTAAAGCTGCGTATGACCCTAAAAGTGTAATTGATACTCCAGATGTATTAATTAGGTTTATTCGTAAGGTAAGACAGAACCCAAATAAGAATATTATTAATGATATTTGTGATTTTATTTGTAAGTCATATGATGATGGTGGATTTGCTATATCAGATGAAGGTAATATTTTAGCATATAAGAAAGTAAGGGATACATATAAGGATATTCATTCTAATACAAATTATAATATCCCTGGAACATCTATAGCTATGAATAGGGATGAAGTTTGTGAAGATAGAAATGAAGTTTGTGCACCTGGTTTACATTTTTGTTCATATTCATATTTAGGTCAGTTTGCATCTAATTCTGATAGTGATAGAATTGTTGTTGTTGAGGTTGATCCTAGGGATGTTGTTTCTGTTCCTGTTGATTATGATAATGCAAAAGCTAGGTGTTGTAGGTATAAAATTGTTGGGGAAATTGACAATGATACACAATTAGAGGGTAATGTTATCAATGTAGATTCTAATGAGCAAATTACAAATAAAATGTCTAATTTAGTTGAAAAGTGTAATTTTGTATTAGATGCTTCTGATTATTGTGTTGATGATAATTATTGTGTTGATGATTTAATAATTAATATATTTACATTAGCTGATATGAAGGAGTTAATGACTTTCTTGGTAGAAGGCATTATGGGTAATGAAGATAAATCTTATATGAGTAAAAAGGTTTCAAAAGAAAAATTCTTGAATTTAATTTATAAGAAATGTTCTGATTCTAACATTGGTATACTTAAACTGTTAACTGAATATGTTGATAGTAATTAATGAAAATGGAGGGAATTTCCCTCCATTTTTTATGATAATTGAATTGCATATAAATTTTGTCAACCAGTACTATTTCATGAATTACCATTATAATTGAAATCAATCATACTATTAGGACCAAGAATATTGATGCTTAAATATCCCGTAGATTTTATCGTTCCCTCTGAACCATTACTTTCTATAACATAGTATGTTCCAATGCATAGTCATTTATTACCATAATTAGGTGTTATACCGTTTTTTAATTATAACAACATTTCCAAGAATGAAACTTCCGAGTACCACCCACTAATTTTTCAGCAGTTTCAGCTAATGTAGCTTTATCTGCTGATGTTGCTTTATTTGCTAGTTTTGCAACATCAGCCACCTCCGCTAATTTAGCTAAATTCGCAATATCAGCAGTTTCCGCGATTGTTGCTTTATTTGCTAATGTTGCTACTTCAGCCAATTTAGCGGTTTCAGCTAATGTAGCTTTATTCGCCAACTTTGCAACCTCAGCAATATCAGCAGTTTTAGCAGATGTCGCAGAACCAGCTTTATCTGCATAGGCAATTGAACAATCAGTTCTACCTGTACCGTCCTTTACTACATGGGATAACAGGACAATTTGATAAATCAGTCTTTATACATTTACTAAAATTAGCATTTATATCAGAAGCTTTTATTAATTCTCCGGATTTGAATACCTTCATTTGAAACTCTCCACTTGAATTTTCAAAAATTCATATAAAAATCCGGAAAAAAGTAAACTAATCTTTTATTCTATTTGTCAACAAAATCCTTCTACATAAATATATTGTCGTACTTCTCCGAACTCATCCACTACCTTCTCAAATTTTTGTGTTTCCTGATTGAACTGCAGAATGTGAAGCTAAAACAACTCAACCTTCTCTAGGACCAACATCGGGATTATGTCTTCATGAAAATTCTGTTAATAAACAATAAAAACAATGATATGCTCATTTTCCACCTCTGGGTAAATAAACAGGTAAAGGTCCATCTAAATCTTTAAATGTTGTTGGTTTTGGTTTAAGTGTTAAAATTGAATCTTCTAATGAATCCAATTTTCTATTTATAGAACTTAATTGAGATGAAATATTATTAAACTTTGTATTATTTTGACTTTGATTTGAATCGATTTTAGAATTTAATGATCTTACATAATCTATTAGAAAATTCAATTTATCTATTTTAATTAATTCTCCTTTTGAAAGAGACAATGTGTTTATATTAAATGCCATAATAACTCCATATTTTTTAAGAATAATTATATGAATTTTCGGAATTATATTTACTTTTCTTTGAACAAATAAAATATTTTTTTAATATAATGAAATCTACTTAATAAAATATTATTTTATTTCTATACAATATGAACTTAAATTGTATAACTCATTGATCGGAAGCTTTTATCAACTCTTCGGATTTGAATATTTTCATAATTTCCTCACTTGAATTTTCAAAAATTCATACAAAAAACTTAAGAAAAGTAAATATAACTCCGAAAATTCATATAATTATTCTCAAAAAGCATGGAGTTATAAATGGCTTACAATTTAAATACATTGACTGTAAGAAAAAGTGAAATTATAAAAGCTGATAAAATTCAATTTATAATTGATAATTTAAAGAAAATGAGCAATGATATCATCATTAAGAAGTTCACTAAACTCACTTAAAAGTCAAATGAACTCACTTGAAGGTGATATTGTTGATATAAGTTCATCTGTAGGTAGTATTGATCTTCAAGATATCTATAATAGATTAGATAATTGTATGCTCAAATGAACAGATGATATGTTTTTTAATATAACTTGATGAACAGGATCAGGACCCAAACCAAGATTACCGTCTGGAGGAAAATGATTTATTGATGTTACATATATGCGGAATGGAAAATGGCGTTTTTACATGATTTGCTCATGAATCATTTATAAAACCTGGAGGAACTTTAATAAGCTCATCTGTAGGAGACGTTGCATCACACACAATATATGAGGGATGAGCTGTAAGAATTAGTGACTAGTTTTTCATAGTTCTGCCTCAAAGAATAAATAATTTTATACTATATGAATTACATGAGGCAGAACTATGAAAGTATTATCAAATCTTGAATTTAAAAATAGTACATATATTCTTAATAAATTTGAAGATTTTCCAGAGAACACATCTGAAGGCACAGTTATCTTTAAGGAAAATGGTCTGTACATCTATTCAACCAATATTACATCTGGAAATCTTGAATGATTAAACATATTAGATTTTACAAGAACAAACACCTCCTATAAATTTGAACAATCATCTGAAAGCACAGAATGAACTATAACACATAACTTAAACACACAAGACTTATTTGTTATAGTTTATGACTCAGATGGGAACAA